GTCGTGGACAATCGCAGTTTCTCCCTCACTCGTTGATAAAGATGTAACCGTCCCAAAGGGATTGGTAAAAGAGGCAGGCCATTCTTCCCCAAAACTAATCGACAGAGCTGGCATGATGAATTATGTTTAACCTATGGCCCAGACTCCTTGCCACGATCCATCATACGCATTGATCTGATTGGCAGTGAGCGAAACGATACCCCCTGCGATATTGTAAATCATCCCTCCCTTGTAAAGTCCTAGTAATACATCAAATCCGGTGGGGAAATCATTGGAAGCTGGGGTTTGTTTATCAGGAGCTGATGTATCGACATTAATTGTCACTGACTGAACAACCCCTCCGCTTGTGTCAACTGTTGCCTTGGCATACCAAAGGCTTGTGGAATCGACCGTGAAACTTTCAAACATATTTTCCGGCATGATTCCATTGACCGTACCCGGCCAGAGGGTGAGCGTCGGGGCTTCTGAAGTTCCCCCTAGGGAAATATCAAACGGAAGCTTGGGAAATGAAGGAGAAGCTGAATTGCCAGCGATATTCAGCGTGGTTCCACCAGGAGCGGTGGTCACTGTGTATCCGGGGCCCTTCTGGAGGATGACTTCACGGAAGTTACTTTCAAGGATCGAGGCAATCCGATCCCATGCTCCAGGGGTAAGCATCCCCGCTCCGGTCATGCGAGGCAGAAGACGCATGGCTTAGAATCCGAAGTGGCTACCACTTCCGCTGGTGTAGTGATAAAGGCTATCCGACCAACCCTTCAGCCCTGAGGCTCGCAATTCATAGCTGTTGCGCCATTTTGAAGTATTCAGAGATTTTGAACTGGCTCCGGTAAGCAACCAGTTGGCCGAACCTGAAAGAGTTGGAAGTGTTACCGAATTGAATGATCCCGTGTAGACTTGACCCACGTTGGAAAGATTCACGATGGAAGATTCCACAAGCGTCACATGAGCCGTGACGGTAGGATTCAGGTATGAATCGACCCCCCAGAGGATGAATTGAGCATACCACCCCAAGGGAGTCGTGGCTCCGGCGGTGACCAATGCTTGCCAGCCGGTCACTGGATCAGCCGGGGAAGCTTCAGCTTTGGAAATGGCGGTGAGATCGGAAGAAGACAGAGCATGGTCTCCTCCACTGGCAAAAATCGGATGGGTAATCAGCGGTTCCGTGGAGCAGGAGGAAGTGATTTCGATGTTTTCACCGGAACCATCGGTTCCGATTTCCTTGTAGGAGACAACATACTTTCCAGCGGTGTACGATTTCTGGATATCGTAAGCATCTGCTGGAGGTGTCGGATAGGTATCAAAAGCCTCCTCCGTGGTGCTGGTAACATTTTGACCAAGCGAGGAGTCGAACTGAATCGTCGTGGAAGTGATCGTGGAGGCCATGAGATGGTTTTATTGAGCAAATGCGGCGGCTGGAATTGAAGAAACGGCACCAGGAGCGCGGGAAGTATTCTCTGCGATCTTTTGCAACAATCCGCTTTGACGGCGATTCTCGGCCAAGATCGGATTGTCTCCAACCATCGCGGAACGTCCGCCGCCGCCAACCTTTTCCAAAGAATCGGCGATGATGGAGAATTTGTTGGATCCAATGTCTGAAGCATCAAAATTGCCAGATGGAATGGAATACTTGGAATTTGCATCCGCCCGACCTTCCTCGTTGGCTTTTTGGGTCAGTGGTGTCGCTTTGAAAGCGGGTGAATTCTTAATGATGTCCCCAATTTTTTTTACCAATTCGGCAGTAGCATCTGCTTCGGCACCCTTAATGCCTTGCCTGCCAAAATTTCCCTGTTCATCAATCCCATTGCCAAGAAATCCTCCCCTGACAAGTTTTAGATTTTCCGCGTATGCTTGTGAAAAGGTTTTATCTTGGCTGCTTTTGTCCAGGAACTTTTCCACCATCGTCATGATTCCTGCTTGAGCTTTGTTATCCGAAATACCAAACCAACTGGAATCTTTCGAACCTTTCGCACCGGAAACAGCTTTGCGAATCTCATCTCCAAACCGCGAAGCCAGATCCAAAAGTTCCAATCCCAAAGGCTTTAACAAAGTCGGACTAAATGCCATTTCTAAAAGGGAAATGGTGACTTCGGTCAGTTTTCCAAATTCATCTTTCCAATCGGTTGAAAAATTGCCGATGACATTGCCAAATTGTTGCCCCCATGGGGAAAGATCGATTTTTTCAAAATCTTCGATGACTTTATGGAGAGCTGGAATCGACGTGGAAGCAACTCCCACAAAGAATCCCGAGATTTTTTGACCAACGTGCGAAAGCGCTTCGTTCGCTTCTTTAAAACTGGCGGCATTTTCTCCAAGAAGTTTGGCCGTATTTGAAACATTTCCAGCATTTTGAAATGACGGGGAATTAAATACTGCAAGAAGCTCTGCCCCACTTTTACCAAAAATCTGCATCGCTACAGCAGCTTGTTCTGTTGGGTTGCCGAGTTTGTGAATGGAAGCGCCTATTTGTTCAAACGCCTTGTCAGGAGATTCATTCGCAAGAGTCCTGGCATCGAGGCCAAGGGCATGAAGAACAGATGCCGAACCGCCGCCGTTAACAGAAGCGGCAAGATTTTTTTGCATTTTGGCAACTGCTGGGCCGATCTTTTCAGCTTCAACCCCAGAATCCTTGAAAGCCATGCGGAGTCCGTAAAGGTTTTCGACGGCAATGCCGGTTTTATTGCTAAGTTCCTGCATCTCTGTCCCAAGCTCCAAGGCACCGTGGAGTCCTTCCATGATGGCTCCCACAGATCCGACGGCTGCCACAACTTTTGCGATGGGGCCAAGCAATTCGCCGAATCCTTCCTTGCCCATCTTGGCTGTTTCTTCCTTAACAGCACTTGTGGCCCTCTTGAGCGATTGTGTCAGCGGGGCGATGTCGAGACCGAATTGAGCTAAAAGGGATTCGTTAGCCATCTTTCCAAAGGTTAAAAGTCAAATCCCACGAACTTTAAATCCGGGGTATTTTTGGGCCACATCAGCGATTTTTTTGAACACCCCCGACCGCACATTTCGGTGGTAATATCCGACACGACCATTAATTGCCTTGAGCAAAGCAGCACGGCCTCCTCCCCGGACGGCTGCGCGGGTGAAATTCTCAATAAGGAATCCAACTTTGAAAGCCGTCACTTTCCGGACATGGTTGACCTCATCGGAAAGCACTTTTCCATTCACCATGGATTTGGTGACGTATCCGGGAGGCGTTTTTGGCAAAAGGATGCCCATGCGTTGCGCCAAAAGCACCCAAGAGCGTTTGGCCGTTCCGATTCGACGTTTCAATTCAGCTTCTCTCTGTTCGGAAGTCATCTGAATCCATGCCCAGATATAATCGGGGTAATGGTGGCGACCACTTTTGCCAGGGCCGACAAGATAAGCTGTTCCCTTGGCTAACGAGGATTGGGGATGCTTGGCAGGAGACGGTTCGCGTATAAAAACCCATTTTACTAGGCTTTTTTTAATGGAATTTTCCGTGGCTTTTGGCGTGTTGGAAACGGCAGCAGAAAGTACGCTTCCGATTTCGGCTTTGACCACTTCTTCATAATTGACGCCGGTGAGTCGTGCCATCGCTGCCACGGCGCGGTTAAAGTTCGTGGTATCGATTGTGAGGCCGGTCTTACTCATCATTATCATCCTCGGTGACAAATGACCGGGCGAACTCGATCAAATGGTCGATCTGCTGCGGAACGGGAGCACTGGGCTGCACGGTCCAGATATCGTGTGACCGAAGCGCGGCGTGGTAATAGGCATTCACCCGATAGACGGGCAGCTCCATGATCTGCGACTCGGAAAAGCCGCCCTCCTTCGCAAGCGTGAAAATCAGGCTCGCGAGCGACGGCGGCTCAAGGAGTTTGGGGGGGGCGTTTCCTTACTGGAAGCCGCCCCCGGCTTTGGCTCGACCTCGATCTGTGTTTCTCGTTCCAGATTGGTTACCTCGATAAACCATTCAGCGGCTGCGCGGAGATCCTCAGAGGTGAGGGTTTCCAGAAAAGCGTCCTTGTCCACCAGGTAGGAATTGCGGTTGAGCGTATTGATCGCCACACGCTCAATCGGGGCCGCAATGAGGTAGATGAAAGCAAAGAGGATCTCCTCATTCTTGTCGGCTTCATCGAGTTCGAGCCAACGGAGGATGCGGGAGAGCTTGAGTTTTACTCCATTGCTGTAAGGTCGCACCTTGACCCCGCCGATGATTGGTTCCCCCTGGTAGAGGCGTTCGTTGAGTGATTCGGTCATGGAATAAAGAAATCAGCGCTGGAAGTAAGCGAGGAGCTTGTCGGTTTTTTCCTTCGGCTCATTCGGATTGATCTGTGCGAAACGGCCACCCTTACGGATTTCCACCAAGGGAGGCGTTTTCTTAATGTGGTCGCGCAATCCGGAAAGCTGGATCTGGTAAGCTCGCATGAAAGCGATGGGGTGATCGGAATTGGCGGCGATCCATTCCAGATCGTTCCAGCGGCGGGTGAATTCCGAGGTGCTGATCTCCTCGGTAGTTCCATCGGTTAAAAAGAACCTAAGAGGCTTTTCCTGAAACATCCATACGGCGGTTCTGCGGGGAGTGCCGTCGGCATTTTCTCCCACGGTGTCGCGGAATCCATCCGGTGCTAAAGATCCCCCGGAGGCGATAATCGCGGCTGCGAGGTGGGTATTGGGAGAAGAAAGGGGCGATCCGTCGCCCTTAAAAAACGTGAATTTCTGGCCTGTTTTAATCATAAAATGAATCGTTGGTGACGGGGAATCTGCCCCGCCTCAGTGTAAAATTCTTACGAAGCGCCGGGGAACCACTTGCCGCTCCACTTGTAGGACTGGAAATCGTCGGACTTTTCGGTTTCGCTGTAAGAATCGATGATGATTACTCCACCAGTAATGGTGGAAGGGAGGTTGGAGGAACCAACTCCGAGGGTGACGGAAGGGTAGGCACCGGCTCCCTCGACGGTAAATTCACCCGTGGGATCGAAAGTGGAGGCAGTAGAGAAAGCGCCCGCGTAATCCTGAAGGACTTTTACCTCGGTTTTCTGCGAGGTGGTGACCTTGGTGATGACTCCGGAGGAGATGCTATTGATTCCGATAGATGCGGTAACGGCGCTCATATTTTTTTAGCTCCAGCTCTGGGCTTCGATGGACCAGTCGGGGAAATCGGTGTTGGATTCGTCCACGGAAACCGAGGTGACGACCGCCGTGCCGCTGGTAATCGCAGAATGCGCGGCGACGGTGGAAAGGGGGGCGATGCCCTTTCCCTTTGCGCTGATCTTGGTGGTCACCATCGGGAGTGTTCCTGCCTGGACGGTAACGCCGGAGGAATTCTTGATGGTCTTGACCTCAATGGATTTGTCCGTGGTGACTTCGTTCAGGACGCACCCTGTCGGGGTCGTAATCAGGGATCCAAGAGAAGAGATGCCGATGGTCGCGCTCATTTCACTTGTGGATGTGTGTCAAATCACTCCGTGACGCCGATGATGACCTTGACCTCGGCAACCCATGAGTGCTCGTGCTGACTCATGGCGGTCTCTTGTTGCCAGATCCCAGCAAAGGAGGCCTCGCTCGTCGGCCAATGGGCCGTCAGGTATTCGGAGGTAAGGTTCGTCCGCAAGGTTTCCAAGGCCGTGACGAGCGCGGAAAGCTGGGATGATCCAAGCAATGCCGGGGAATCGATTTTGATATCGACGTTGGCTTTGTACAGGTTCCCGACGACGTGCTCGAGCTGCTGCACCCCTGCGATGAGGTTTATAGACTCGGGGGTGAGTTCCTGATATCCGGTGCCAGGATAAATCGGAGTGGAAGGAAAGGCCGATGCGGTGAGTGCGGCTACCAAGGAGGTCTCTACGGTTAGGGGGTTCATTATTCGCGGATGGCTGTGACGAGGACTTCCGCTCCAAGTGCTCCATTGCCGATCTCGGCGGTCTCGATGCGGAAGGTGAGGTTCTGAGCCACGAGCAGGATGGCCGTGCCGAGCGAAGGCTTCGGGAATCGGGCGATGGGCCAGCGCACACGGATGGAGCGGTTGGTCTTGAACCCTCCGAATTCCAAATCCATCTGGGGTGCCGGGGTGCTGACGAAAGCATTGAACGTCGAGCCGCTAATGGTGACCGGAGTCCCGAGGGTGTCGGCGATCTCCCCGGCGGCTTGGGCGCGGAAAGCAGCGACGGCGGCGGGATTCATATCAGGAGAATCGGTGTCAAGTGATGACCAAAAGAAAGGGGCACCCCTTTCGGGGTGCCCCTGGCTTGTGGGAGGTCGTCTCTGGGATTAGAGAACGATGGTCTTGAGAGCCGATCCGTCTGCTGCGGCGCTGCCGAAGGCCACGTCGAAGGAGGCGCTGAGGCTGCGGCTGGCGAGGGATCCCCAGACGTTGAAGTTGATGTTGATTCCGAGGTCGGGAACCTCGATCACTTCGCTGACCTCGAGGAGGTTCTGAACCGAAGGATCCACATAAGGGATCGCAGCGGCCATAGCCAAAGCCTCGGGGGAGGCAACGAAGCCCTTGATGGTGTGCGTCGTGCCGTTGAGGTTGCTGTCGGAACCACCGGTGATCCCGTTCCAACGGTTGTTGTAGCTGACGGAATCGAATCCGTAAGCGCCTTTGGCATCTTGGTCGATCGAGAATCCGCTCTGGGGCAGGAGGTAACTGTAGTAGCTGCCATCCAAGATGAGGTGCTTCTCAGTACCGTTCTCCAAAGCGGCCCAGAGGGCGGGCAGGGCGGTGGTGATGAGGCTGTTACCAAGCACGCCACCGGAAGCCACGGTGATCGCCGAGCTGTAGGTCGGTGCACCAAAGGTGGTGGTGTTGATGGGGGCCAGGGCGGCGTCCATGATGGCGTTCGCCAGGGCGCGGAGCTGGACCTTCATGATCTGCTCAAGGCGGAAGCCTTGGTTGATCTGCTGGCTGGAGAGCTGGAACTGGCTCGAATAGTGGGTCATGGTTACGGGGCTGTTCGTCAGGGTGGTTCCGGAGGACTCGAAGCTGGTCGGGCTGCTTACGACGGCATTGGCCGAAGTGGCGACTCCGACTTGGAGCTTGCGGAGGGGATCGACAACATCCGAAGAGAAGTCGGTGGCGAAGTTCTTGAGGGCCGCAAGTTTGGCCTGGAGAACCGTGATCGTCTGCTTGGTCGCGGTATCCACGACCAGTGAGCTGCTAAACGTGTTAGACATGGTGTTTGGGTTTGGGGTTTGGTGTGGTTATTTCGCGACCGACTTGGCCTTGAAAAGTGTTTCCTTGTGTTTTTCGAAAAAGGCAAGACGCTCCGGGCCTTTCGGCATGGATGCGTACTGTTCCTCGATCGATTTCGGGGCGGCCTCGGCATGGGCCACCGGAGGAAGAACGTCGGCTGCGGAAAGGCCCATGGCCTTCTTCGCGGCGGCGTGGAGGGCGCGGAGCTTTTCCAGCTCGGCATCCTTGGCGGCGACGGCGCGGGCGAGGTTGCAGATCTCGGCCTTGGCGGTGGCAAGTTCGGAGACGGCATTTACGGCGTTCGTGATCGCATCGGCCATGGCCTTGGGATCTTGGGGATCCTCGGCGGGAGTTCCCTCAATCTTCTCTTCGAGGTGCTTCACTTCCTCGACGACTTCGCTGGCGACCTTTTCGATCTCTTGCTCAACCTTTTCGATGAGGGGCTCCTCGGGAGCAGCGGGAGCGACGGGAGCTTCGACAGCACCGGCGTCCGGTGCGGCCTCCTCGGCAACGGGAGCGAGGATTTCTTCCACGGGGGCGTTGTTTTCCATATTGGCTTTCTTCCGGTTGTCAAACCGTGCCTCAAAACGCGCCTTAAGATCGCGCGGGGTGAATTTGGCCGTGACGGCGGTCTGGGGGGTGATGCCGTCGATGAATCCGAAGGTCAGCGCGTCGTCGGCATCCATCCAGGTCTCCTCATCGAGCATCTCGCTGATGACGTCGGCATCCATGCCGGTCTTCTTGCTATAAATGGCCAGAAGGCTTTTCTCGAACTTCTCAAGGACATCGGCATCCTTGCGAAGGTCGTCGGCGTCTCCGGAACTCATCATCTGGGCCCTATGAATCATCATCATGGCTCCGTCGGCCATGTAGGTTTTGTCGGCGGCGCAGGCGATGACGCTGGCCATGGAAGCGGCCAATCCATCCACATAGGCGGTGAAGCCTGCGGCATGGCGCTTCAGCGCGGCGATGATGGCCTGACCGTCGACGATGGAACCTCCGGGGGAGTTGATGCGGAGGTTGATGTGCTTGCCGTCCTGTTCCTTGAGGTCCTGGACGAAAGCCTTGGCATCCACACCCCAATCTCCGATCTCATCATAGATCTCAACATCGACGGACTGATCGGCTTGATTAGTGAAGGAATACCAGGAATTCGACATGACCGTGGCGGCTTGTCAAATGTCTCCCCGTCATTCGCCCTGTGGGACGGTCTGAGCTGGGATAGGCGATCCCGGAGCGGGTGGGAAGATCTCCTGGGCGGTGAGTTCGACCCCTTCCTCCTTGGCGATCTCGGCTATCATCTTCTTCCGCCGGGCGGCGGCGCGGATGATGTCCTCGTCTTGTTTATCTGAATCCAACCCCTGCAAGGCGTAGTACCTCTGAGGGCTGATCTGGCCGCGCAGGAGGAGATCGCTCATGAGGCGGCCATCACGACCGAAATCGACGGAGAGGTCGCCTTGGCCCGGCGTCCAGGAGCATTTATACCAATCGCTACCATTTCCCGGCATGGGGAGGCGACCGGCCTCGATCTCCTGCCAGACCCAGAATTTCCAGAAAGGGGCGGCAAAGCTGTGGATCAGGATGTCTTGGATCCCCTTGATCATCACAGAGGCTTCCTCGAGCGCCCAACGCACCCCGGCTCCGCCAGTATCCATGTCGAAGAGGAATTCCTTGGAGCAGCCGAAACCGCAGGCGATGTCGGTCATGAGGACTTCGAGGAAGTTTTTGAAATTCGGGGATGGGTGGTTATTCGCGAAGCTCTCGATCTTCTCCCCCGGCTTGAGCTGGGGGATGACGGAGGAATTCATCATCGAATCGAGCGTGTAAGTATTCGTCGGGGAGCTACCGGTCTGTCCCTGATTGAGAGGGCCAGCTCCGAAGGCAAGATTTCCCGCCTCGGGAGAGGTGACGACGAAAGCCATTTGGGCGCCAATTTTCTGCGAGGTTTTCTCGTAGCTGAGGCTCTCGGAATAATCTTGAAAATGGTTGAGGCTGGGGGCGAACCACGAGGGGCTGCGGGTGTAGCCGACGCGGTAGGCGCGACCGACGCGGTTAATCTGACCGGCATCGATGTCGATAAATTCCTCGTAGTTCCGAGGGGTCTTCAAGACGCGGACTTCGAGGGGCTTCCCATATTCATTGACGCGGATGCCATCCTGCCATCCATCGGCTTCGGTGGCATTCCCCGATCCGACGTGCTCGCCACCGATCAAACGGAACATTCCGCGACCGCTGGAGCTGAGGGTGCGCTGCCAAAAGACATCTCCCGCGATGGCCATCTGGGAAACCAGAAGGCGGGGAACTTGGCTGAAATTCACCGATCCGGCCACATCGACACCGGGAGCCCATGAGGTGGCATCGTGGAAGGCCTCCTCTGCCATGCGGTTCCATTTGTCATCCGAAGTGCGGGCCTGTGGCTTGAGCGGACCGACGAGCGCGGCGACCTTATCAACGGCTCCTTTTGCCAGACCAATATTGTTATAGAGCCAGAGGGCTTTCCGCTGGAGTTCGTACCTTGTTCCGCTGGCGAGTTCCTTCTTCGCATCGACGCCGGTCGTGTAGATCCAAGCTCGCTGGGGATTGTACCTCCAGCTTCCCTCGTAGGAGGCATTGGTGGGGAGGGATTTTTTCCGACCGGCTCCGGGGCGGGCACCACCCCATGACTTGACTGAAACTTGATTCTTTTTAGAGGCCATGACTTGATTTCGCAGTCAAATCAAGTCGCCGACCATGCTCCGCGCCAATCGGGCTTCGATACCAGATTGCGGGATTGCGGGAAGTAGATTCCGCGATCGATGATAAGTTCCTCGACGGCTGTCAGGAGCAGCCACTTCGGGAAGCTGACTTCTCCGGAAGCTCCGCCCCCGTCCGCCGTGGTGGAGGTGATCACCACTTCTTCGACGGCTCCGCTATTGTAAACCTGATCTGCAAGGGCCAAGAGATCTTCATTCGTCGAGCGACGATTCAGATACATCTTGATTCCTCTTACTCTGTCGTCATCGGGTGTCGCGTCGCGGGCCATGGAATCAAGATGCTGTCAAAGCATCACCGGCGCTCGCGCAGGATCGCCCAGGCGACGCAGTGCAGCTTCGTACAATCGCCGTAGTGATCGCTCTCTACTTTCTTCCAAGCGAACGGGGTCGATCGGCTGTTTTTGTTCTCGATCAGCATCTGACCCGAATGACCGGCGATGAAATCGCGGGTGACATCCTCGGGGAAGTGAAGCAACGGAGGGAGTTTCTTTTGGATGCGGTCGAGGTAGAGGTGGGTTTTCCAGGTATGGTCGCTGTAGCTGAAAAGGACAATGCCCATGCCCGGCAGCGGGCTGGGGTGGAAAGGTTTGAACGTGCTTTCGGCGCCTTTGGACGGGTAGTAGAGGTTATTCGACCGGGCGCAGATGGAATACACGCGCTCGCTGTTGAATCCGCTGTCTATTAATCCCGCGATCGGTCGAACCTGACCGACGCCATTGGGCATGAGGTATACGCGGGCGGCTAGGAAGGTGTCGCTGACCAGCTCGTCGACCTCGGCGACCTCTCCCCAATCGATGACCCAACTCTCGCCGGTCGCGATGCGGGCTTCGACGGTCCAGTGGGTGCGCGTCCCTCCCGGATCGGCGCAAAGTGTCAGGATGGGAGCCTGTCCATCGATGACGGAGGCGGGCGGTATCTGGCGCTGGCGATAGCCGCCACGGAGATCGAGGAGGCTGTCGTCCTTAATGGTGGTGGCGCGGTCTTCCCAAGGTAATCCGAGGTAGGTGTTGTAGAAATCGTGCAGGCCGCCGGGGCTGTCGCGCTTCTGAAGGAAGAGCTTGGCCAGTTCTCCCCAAGTTGACTGGGGAGAATACATGGCATTCAGATGGCAGGAGATGTGGTCGCGGGGTGCGGCTAGATTCCCCTGGATCCATCGGCCACCGGCGACGAGGCGGCGTTGAATTTCCTGAGACCAGAGTCCCCCGCACTTCTCGCATTGATACATCGCCGAATCGGCCACACCGTCCAAATCCCATGCCCCGTCCGGACCGCGCAGCTCGTCAGACCATTTGATCTGCTCAAACCGTAGGTGTTGCCATTTCCCGCAATCGGGGCACTCGACGTGGAATCGGTGTTGGCTGCCAGCGGTGAACTGGCTGTAGATGGCGCCGGTCGCCACGGTGGGGGTGGATACCAGGACGCGCTTGCAGATGGATCGGTAGAAGTTGGTTCGGGCCATCGCCAGCTCGAGGGATGGTGCCTCGGTGGCGGAGGCGTCGGGCCATTTGTCCACCTCGTCGCAGAAAAGGTAACGGGTGGGGCGTGAAGCTAGATTGGCCTCGGAATTCGATCCGACTAGCTTGACGGTGCAGCTTTTGAACTGCATTTCCGTTTTCTTGAAAAGATCGGGATCGTCGGGAAGCTGTGACCGAAGTGCCGGGCAAGATCGGACGCGGGGAATCAGCTCACGCTCGGACCAGCTTTTGGCATTTTCGGCGGTCGAAGTGACGTAGAGAATGGGACCGGGATCCTCGGCGACGGCGTACTGGATGAGATTCGCAAGAAGGGTGGTTCCGCCGATCTGGGCGCTTTTCACAAAAGTGATCTGGCGGATTTTTCGGTCACCAAACCAGAAATGGAGCTGGCGGAGGTACGGGGTGAAGTCGCAATTAAACCGACCGGGGCGAGGGGAGAAGCGAGCGTCGATGACGATCTCACGCTCCGCCCATGTCAGCGGATCGGGGCGTTCCCTGGGCTCCCACATGGAAGCCAGATCAGATTCAAGTCGCTGGAGTGCCGGTGACATCGGGGGCCGGTTCCTTTTGGTTCCATGGAGTCGAGGACGACGCGGCAGCCAGCTCACGGAGGATGGCGACCACCTCTTCCCTGACGATTTCGGAAACATCCGAAGTGGAATCGATGCGCGCTGCCAGCACGTCGGGGAGGTTTTCCATGAGTTGCTTGGCCATTGCCATGTTACCCAGGATGAATTCGGAGACTTTGGAAACCTCGACCAGCTTTCCGGAAGCGGTAAAAAGTTTCAGGTTGTTTTCTGAGACGAGCGTCCAAAGCTTGTGGGCTTCGATGGAGGCTTTCAGAAGAGTCGGGAGGGAATTCATGTCGCCCCTGGCTTCCGCCTGATCACAAAGAACGGAAAGACGAGCGTGGCGCACCGCTGCGGCCTGCTCGGTTTCCTCCGGCGTCATCGGTTTTGAATTGGCTTCGGGTCGTGCGAAGGAAAACTGGGAATCCTGGGCACGGGATCGAAGGAAATCGCGCCAGCGAGGATCGTCGAGGTTGCGCCAGTTACGAACCGCACGCACGGAAACGGAATGTACCTTGGCACATTCTTCAATCAAGGCCGCTTCGTGACGGGATTTCCGCATGACTTCCTAGGAATGTCAAAGGAACGGAAAGGAAGTGATCGGGAACGGAAGGAATGTAGGTAGTTCCCTAATGTATGCCACTGATGCGCTAAAAAACATCGGGGACGGCAACTGCCGAGAGAAATTTTATTCTGCAAAAGATTCCTTACCGGGGTGGGGTGGCAGGCAACCTCGATTTTTCCCCCAGATGTCTCAACACGTTTTTAAGAATACATCAAAACGATCTCAGGGTTTTAACCATCTACCTGCCATACCTACCACTACCTACCATTAAAGTATTATAGAATAGAGAGATATGAAGAGGCAAGTAGGGTTAACGCACCAGAACGCCGTGGCAGGTAAACGCATCCAACCAGACCATGATCAGTTATTACCCGATCCCTTTTGATCAATCACCTCACGAATCACCCCCTCGACCTGCCATCATGATTTTTGAATACAAAGGGTGCGGGTAGGCATGTTGCCACTAACTAACCAAAGAAAAACCCCGTGCATGGATTGCATGACACGGGGATTTAATTGAAGGGAATAGAACGATCAGACGATCCGATACTTCCGCGAGTTATGGTTCCCGATTCGTTCAAACTTGATCGGGCAGTCACCCTGGGCAAAGCGGAAGATCCGGCCATTGTAGGCACGGAATATCTTACCCATAGCGGATCGGCTCTTCGGCCAGATTTCAAACTCCCTGGTCTCCTTGTCGATCTTCCCATTGATGTGATCGGCAAAGAGATTCTCCTCCCGGCAGATCCAGATCAAATCATCGAACCCTATGCCATCGCGGCACTTAAGCTCAATGGCGTCACGGAATACCCCGGCATCCATCTTCGTGACCAGAGTCTTCATGTCGGCACCATCCTGATCTCCAAACTCATCCGCATCCATCCTCCGCAACGGAGAACCGAATCCAGCATGCTCCACGATCCCACCGATCACTCGGGACCATTCTTCAAAGCCCACAAGCCTCTCGGTGCCTTCAGGCATACCAGCATCAGCCCACGCCTGGATCAGTGAGGCCAGCGCCGAGAGAATCGAATGCCTGATCTCAGGCCGCTCCAGATACCCATCGGAGATCGGATGCTTGATCTTACGAGCCTGCGGATCCGCCTCAAGGTTGAACAGATCCACGAAAAGCATGCGCCCCATCAGATCGGGGGAAACCTCCGCCTGATTGCACGAGAACATCACCATCGTGCGCTTCTGAATCTCAAAGGTACGGTTCCCACCCATCCGCCGACCGGAATGCACCGAGGACGTTGCAAAGGCCTCAAGAGCAGCTCCCTCGAGCTTGTGACGGATATTGTCGAATACCAAGGACTGATACCCAGCCAGCACGGCAGAATCGAGAACCTTAGCCACTTCTTCCTTTTCTTCCGGCAGCGCCATCATGCGGCAGTACCCTGTGATAGGAATCTCCACGATCTTGATCAGGAGGGATTTACCCGAGCGTGGTGAGTTGGCATTCCAGCAGAAAAACGGAATTTGACCGGATCCATCGATCACAAGGAAGCGCGAAACCATCGCCGCAATCTGAACCGAAAGCGACCTCCCACCATCCTCGGCAAAGGGGAACTCCGACAGCAGATCCCGAAGGAACTTCGTCGCTTGGGGTAGGGGAACGATATCGTAATTCATTTCGCCTCCTTCAACTTTTGAATCTCGTTCCGGAATCCGTAAGATTCGTGATACCCACCTTTCAGATTAAGCAGATTGCAAGCTCGGCTTGCTATATCCTGTAGCTTTTCGAATGCCTCACGAAACCTTGCGACCTCTGCTTCTAACTTATGATTCATTTCTGCTACTGGTTCGCAGGCGTAGCACGATCCTTGGCATCCTCTTTTATAACGCTCAATTTCTGCTTTTGATGCGGCGTTTTCCTCACGAAGTCTTGCGATTTCGTTATTTAACATGGATTCGATATCGTGTTCGTCACCGATCCATTCATCATGCTTACTTTTTAGTTTGTTGTTAGTGTCGTAATTCATTTCGCCTCCTTGCCTTGGGCCACCATCGCACGGGACATCCACTCATCACGATCCTGTGCCGTGGTGTGGGCATCCCTTCTGAGGGCAGCCAGCTCCTTCTCCAGCTCCCGTGCCAAGGCAACCAGATCCCCATGATTGTGGAATGAATAGAAGACAGCATCCGTCCTCGGCGTCTCCGATTGCCTGATGCGGCGCTCCTGATCATCACGCACTTCATCGGCACGCTCCCATCCATTCTCCCAGCCACGCTGATAGCCCTCCTTCACACGCTCCTCCGTGCTTGGCAGCGTCCCGTCGGGATTCAGGAAGCGGATCCCTTCACTATTCCAGTATTCTTCGGAAGTCATCGTTAGTCCTCCTAGACTGCTGGTTAGAATGGAATATCGTCCTCGGCGATCTCCGGCGACGTGGCACGGGTGATCGGGGCCGCAATCGGCGTCCTGGTATCGGCGGCACGAGGGGTGAAGATCGTGAAATTACCGATGATGGGCATCTGGAGATCAGGATTGGCATCACGCTCCTCCTTGGAGAACCCCTGCTTTACGAATCCATCATAGCCGAACTCATCCCGGCCATTCTTGTTCTCGATCAGGACCAGATCTAGGTAGTTGTGCTTCTTCCCCCGATAGAGACGATTCTTATCGATCAGGTTGGTTTTGATTTTAACGGTAATCATGGTGTCAGGTGTTTTAGGTGGTGGGTTGGGTTGTTGGTTTGGGGTTGAGTGGTTCGATCAGGATCTGCGAGGTGGCGTCATAGCCGGGGCCTAGCCACTCCAGCTTGTTCTCCTTGCGGAGGATCGGCAGCTCGATGCGGGAGATCATCCGGAGGGGACGTTGCTGCTTGCGGAATTCATGCGAGGTCAGGACCGCCGAGGCGACCATCTTCCCCATCGACTCGTAGCCTTTCTCGTAGGTCGTTTTCCCGTCATCGCCCTTCTTCTTGATCGACCTCCAGAAAAGACAATCCTTCTCCACATAGGTTCGGAAGCTGTCCGAGTTCAGATCCTCCATGCGGTCGCTATGGGGTTGCAGGACCACCGGCACGCCATCAAGGAGGAATACCCCGTTGCGTGAGCAGACCGCCCCGACATCCCGGGCAAAATCCGACAAGATCCGATTCACCCGTGGCAGCTCGATCTCCTCTCGCAGCACCGGGTTTTTATCCTCTAGGGCACCCAGCGCTGCGGCGGCCTCCTCGGCAGTCAGATTGCCATCCTTCAGCCTCTGGGCGATGGCCGACTTAGCACGACGGGCATGGCAGAGTTTCAGCGACTCCAGGGCAGATTCGATCACGCCCCAGGCATCCATGCCTGGAATGACGGCGGCAGGGCCTCCGACGAAATCGAGACGGCCCGACTCCATCAGCGCCTGCGTGATCGTGATCAGATTGGCAGGACGCCCCTTCTGTTCGATCTCACGGGCATGGAGGAAAATCTCCGCACAGATTGGCGAAAGCCAATCCGGTGAGAACCCCTTCACCTCCGCAACCTGCCGACTTCCGTTGGCGACGATCCATCCCCGCACCAGATCATCGGCGCGGGGGTCAGTATATTGTTCCATTCTTTCTAATTCCTCCCTGTGGGTCTAGCGACCCGTGTCAATTCGTGAACTTCACCTGCCAGACATGCGGCTCAGGCCATCGGTCATCAGGATTCAGACAGACAATCTCGTGACGCAGATGCCGCTTCATCACATTCAGGATCTTCACGATTAGCGATGAGGCTGCATACCGTTCACCGGCAGTGCAGGTAGCCCGAAGGGGCTTGGGGAATAATCCCTTCAGCTCCTCGGGAACTCTCGTGATCTTGGCCGTGGCAAAATTCCCCGGCTTATCGGTCGTAGTGATCTCAAAGGTCATTTTATTTCCGAAATACAGACCTGTATTCTTTGAGATCAGAAATTACCTCATCGACCCCACGCAATAAGCACTCTTCAGGACCTCCTTTTTCAAAAAAACTAATGGTTGCGAGAAGCTCGATTGCAATAGTCCGTAATTCACAATCCCATACAGACATCCCATATTTTTCAAAAATACCTTCTAAAATCTCATGTGTTGGGGCACTCACTTCGCACCTCCTTCCTTGCTCAGGAGATAATCGTAGAATTCCACCATCGGACGCAGCAGCTCACAGGCCTTCTTCCGGTCTGCACTATTCCAGCGATCCACGGCAACCTTCCGACGCCAGATGTCGAAGGACTGACGGATCCCCTCGATCGTCACGATCGCGGTCCCCTTGCCGAGACCTTCATTCAGCTTCGGCTTCTCCTCCGCCTGGGGAAGGCCGAGCTGGAGCTGAAGCTGGGAATCGATCTGCTCAATAGTATCCTCGACGAACTCCTCGCCATACGCCTTTTCGCCGTATTCCACCCACTGCCGCATCCAGAGCGACGAGCACTTCTTGGCCACGCGGATCCGGTATCCGATCTCGAAGTATTCCTGACCTGACAGCACCTCCGGCAGCACCAGCCCATCCGGGCGAAAATACCCCGCAGGCGTCATCTCTGTGGAGGTCACTCCCTCCTGTTCGATTTCTAATGTCATCGTTGTTTTTCCTCCTAGTTGTTGCCGCTAGGCCCCCCGGCGGCGGTTGAGTTGAGCCTCCCGAAATGTTTCCCGACTGCTTTCCGACTTGCGGAACTTCGTCACCACGACCCCGAGGATGTCGGCGAATCCCACGACGTAGTGACTCACCAGGGCGCGGGTTACACCCAGCTCCCGAGCGATCTCCGCCTGCGACTTCTTCCCATTGAGCTGATCCAGACCAGCGGCAAAGGCCAGCGCATGAACCATCACGGGGAGATTCTTCCCCTGAAGCAGGAACGCGATCACCCGGCCAAAGGCCTCCCGATGCTCCGTGGCCACCTTCTTCGACTCCTCCTCATGCCACGCCTTTACACGGAGGGCGGCAGCAGGGGTGATCCCGAGCAGATCGGCGAGGATCTCCTCCTCTCGATCAATCTCGGCAGCCATATCAGGCTCATAGGCCTTCTCGAACGAATCGCCCACCCAGGCACGGAACGCACCATCGGGCGACGCGGAGACACCGCTATTATGAGGGAACATCATATCGTTTTTGGATTCAGACCGAGTGACGTGCGGATCCGGCAGGCCTTGTGCCCCGTCAAATCACAGAGAAGCTGGAGACCGGTGCCTTTCAGGAACCGGAGCAGCTCGTAGACCTCCGTGGCCGAGATCATCCCGTCCACATGATTGATCGCGTAGTTCGCATCACGGCAGCGGCTATACCGGCGACGCCCCACCTGGGCGACATCGGCAGGCTCTCCCTTGATCACGATCCCCTTGCGTTCAAAGATCTTGTAGTCATCCACCGCCTGCTGGATCACAGCAGAGAGCAGACCCACCAGCGCATCATCCTCGGTCGTTTGCTTCATCGGATGCCCATGGCCTCCTGCTTGCGGTTCTCCATCCGGATCGACTTCGCCTTCGACGAGCGACGCAGGCCAGAGACAGCACCCCCGCGCTTACCTAGGAACGAGCAGGCCGCATACCAGTCGCAGCCATGATCACGCATCACCGAGCGCACCTTAAGTTCCCATCCGAGAGGCTTATTCATGGACACCTCCCGCGTGGGCGATCTCCTCGATCCGGGACATCGGACGCACATCGAGGTGCGCCAAAGCCTTCCAGCACTGCTCCTCCTGATGACCATGCATCGGGCAGAGATGACGCGGCCCTACGACCACGCAGGCGATCTCCTCGCACCCATCTTCTTCGCACCGGACAAATACACCGGTGGCGGATCGCAGCACGCCGATCATCGCCCACCTCCCTTTCGCAGGAAATCCCATCCGATGACAAAAAGCGTCACCGCTGCGAGTCCGGCATAGAATCGTCCCAGATCGCTCATCGGGCACCTCCCACGATCTGATCGATCACCGAGCCGACCTTTGGCTTATTGTCAGGAGAGGGGTAGACCGTCGAACGGATCTTCAGACCCGTGGAACGCTGGAGGGATGCCTTCTCCCATCCCGTCACACGGGAGTACCAATTCCAGACCCGACTCCAAAGCGAGGGACGCACCGATGCCAGGGCGGCATCCAGGCATGGATCCGTGCTCATCGGCCACCTCCGATCTTGGAAAACAATCCAGCCAAAAGACCGGCACACTCCTCACGCCCGATCCAAAGGACCAGCGCCATCACGCCGAAAAAGATGGCGATCATCGGGCACCTCCCAAGGCTTGCGCCTGTGCTGTAATTCCTGCACACTGCCTGTCCAATCGATGAAAAACTACAGCTCCAAATTCCCCACAATTTGTGGAACTTGTGTGGAACCGAGTTGTAAATCGTTGATTTAGACTAGAATAAACTACCCTGTGGTGTAACGGTAACATTGTTTTGGATGGTTTTGGGGTTGGTTTCTCTCTGTAGGGTTTGTTTTTTTTTACTTTTTCTCTCTCTTTTGTGTGGAACTATGTGGAACTCTTGAATCATGTCCTACCTGATCAAGAAAAAGAGGTCGCCGTACTGGTATCTCCGCAGCCGTGATTTGGAGACGGGGCGATGGGTTGAGAAATGCACGAAGCTCCGTCATGACGATGCGAAGGAATCGGCGAAGGCGATGAAGGAGGCCGCCAAGGCCACGACCGGCGAGGTGATTGCCAGACCCAGGCAAGGGGAGAATTTCTCCGAATGGGTTCCCGACTACATTCGCCAGCATTACGAAGGGAAACCGCTCACGCAGCTCCGCAACCTTTATTTCTGGCGCACGATCCACGTCTTCCTCCACGAGAATGGCATCAGGCACCCCCGCGAGATCCGCTATGAGCACGCTGCGGCCTACATGGCGTGGAGGAAGGGACCCGATGGCAACAACGCCGCCCACAACACGGCCCGAAACGAAGTGAAATTCCTCGCTTTCCTCATGAGCGAGGCGATCCGAAGGGAGCTGGCCGAGCGCAATCCCATCGCCCTTGCACGCATCGAGCTGGCTCCTGCTAAAGCCAAGAGGGAAATCTCCGACGCGGAGATCGCGGCCTTCCGAAAGGAGTTTGAAAAGGAGGAGTCGTGGATGGGAACGGCCTTCGAGTTGCTGATCAATCTCGGTTGCCGATTCACCGAGGCAAGGGTGTCCAAGGAACGCATCGATTTCGACCGACTGACGATCCAACTCACCGATTCCAAGCGTGATGCCCTCGATCCGAGGAAATACTTTACCGCGCCAATCTCCGAGCAGTTGGCGACCTTCCTGAAGACGATTAACTGGTACGACGGACACACCATGCCGGTTCCGACCCGCATGATGAACCGAAATTTCAATCGGGCGCTCCATCGTGCTACTCCAGGCGTGACGAGTCATTGTTGCAGGGTTTCCTTTATTTCACGGTGCCATCGAGCCGGGCTCTCCGAGCACGAAGCGATGCGGTTGGTGAATCACTCGACGAGGATGGTCCACCGGCTTTACTCGAAGCTGAACGTCGAGGACGCACGGACCGCGATGATGAAGGTGCCTTTGCCCCCGCCTCCTGGGCGAGGAACTGCCGTACCCAGCGAAGGGTCGTCTTCTTCCCGAAAAAAGGGCAGCCGAGCTTCTTCAGCCCCCCGAGGTCGACAGGGGACATCCCGACGAACTCGGAAAGATGCCGGGGGAACTCGAGGCGGTCGGGGTCGATCTGCGGGATCATAAAAAACACGGGATTTTACTTTTTCGGGGTGCCGTAGGTTTTCTTGATCGCCTTACGGACGAGGTCGGCGACCTTGAGATCTTCCTGCGCTGCCAGCCTGCGGAGGTGCATGATTACTGGCTCGGCAACTCGCACATTGATTCTTGATTCCTTAACGATTCCGTTCATGGAGCCCTTTGTGCCACGAATGGCGCCAACGTAGCAAGCAAAAATTTAAGCAAAATGATTATTTGATTTTGTGACCGAAGGGGGCACATTGTGCCCTATGGCATTAACCGCAATGATACGCGCCAAAGTGGAACCTTCCATGAAGGCAGAATTAGAACGCCTTGCTCGCGAAGAAGGCCCGGGGGTAACCGTTTCTGATTTAGTCAGAAGGGCTGTCCACCATGTTTATTTTAAGGAAAAGGTAACGCTTTACCCCTTGGAAGAGATTTCAGCCCTCCGGGCGGCTGAGGAACCCAAAAAGTCGAGGAAGGGCTGATTTTAGCCTTCCCCACCGGATGCCGTTTGTATCACGAATAGAGACATCATGGGAACCATTACAAAGACCGGAAAGTGCAAGGTTTGTGAAAAGCAAAGCCGTTTTGAAAAGCAAACCCCTGCCCACCTCGTTCATTTCATCCTGTCGCTGGTTACAGCCGGAGCGTGGCTTCTTGTATGGATTCCCGTCACCTTATGGAAAGGGATGCACGGTTTCCGATGCGTGAATTGCGGATCCAAACCCGCATTCTCCACTTGGCTTCACTAGCGCTCCACGCGCCGCCATCCGTCGAGCCAAAGAAGTGCGGAAAGTCGGTTGGCGTAAGCGATCACGTCGATCTCGGGGGCGTCTGGCAGGAGAAGGTGAAGCCCCTCATGAATCACGGTATCGAGGCGTTCACGGGGGGCCTTGCGGTGCCACGACGATCTGATCCGGGGCGATGGCAAGGCCCATCGCTTTCTCTCGTCCCAACTTCCTTTCTGTCAGCTTGAGTTTGCGAGGAAGTTTTTTAGCCATCGATCTCCTCCTGAATGCGGAGCCTGATCATGTCCATGAAGTCATCGAGACGCATGGATAGCTCGTCGGGATCGCTGGTGATGCAGCGCAGGCGGAATGGTAGCTGAATGCCCTCGATCTTGACCGCCAGATCGATGTTCCAATCGGTGCGGGGGCAGCGTGGGGCGACCGTGCTCATGCTTTATTGAAATGCCAGACGGCCAGACATCCACGGCCCACATGGATGCGAAACTTTTTCCGCTGAAGGATTCCCTTGTTCAGAAGGTGGGTGACCCGTGCGAACATGGTGGTTTTTGCCACCCCAGCCATTTTGGACATTTCCTGAATTGTCAGCCATCCTTCGGGAACCTCGTCAGGAGTTCCCATGCCGTTGGATTCGGAGAGGATCTCCATTAACCAATCATTGGCCGACTTGGGCGCGGTTTTTTTGATTGCAGGCTTCTTTTTCATCATTGGAATTCGGTTATTCCCTAAAAAGGGAGACGCCATCCGTGGTCTTCCCCTTCGGATGGTCCGGTAAAAAGCCAGACTTGGGATGCAGGGTTTTTCCCTTCACGGATTTCAGCGGCGACCAATCCCATCCCCCATGCCATTGTAGCCCGGCGATTTGAAGCGTAGGTCATTTCCCGCTTTCGAGTCAGGGTGCCGACGCAATACCCGTGAGAAAGTTTCATAGTGCGCCCTGGTGCCTGCATCGCTCGATGCGTGTGGGCAAAGACAACCTTGCCCCCGTAGGCTTCAGCCATATCTCTTGCCGCCATCTCATTGTAAAAAGTGCCGTGTGTGAACATTACGTCACCGATCATCAATTTTTGATAAATGCCATCGTAGGGAATGACCCGTGTTCCCATTTTGGCGCAGGCTTCTTCGATATGATGCAACGCACGGGCCGAAGCGTATGCGATGACAGCATTCGGGGAATTGGAAAGATGGGTGAGACGTGCCTCATGATTGCCATATAAAAAGTAATCGGCTTTTAGCTCTTTCAGGAACATCAGCCCCCCGTCGATGTCAGGAGCTACTGGCTCCGCGCTATCGGCATCGATTCCGCGAGCTCCGGAACGGAATGCCGCCGTGTCGATGGCATCACCGAGGTGGATCGTGATGTCGGGCTTGAATTTCTTTTTGGTTTCCAGCGCAGCGGCGCGAGCCTTCCCACAGATATGCTTTCCATGCGAGCAGCCAAGAGCCAACACCTTGGTCCATCTCGAAACAATCGCGGCCATGCTCTAATCCCTCGGATGAGGGCGGGGATGGGGTTTGGGGGGACGATCCCCGGCTAGGTAATCGAGGATTGTGGCGGCCATGCCGAGGGTCATGGCGTCGTCCTCACGCATCATGTGGGCGAGGGAACGAATGGAGAGTAGGCGATTGCGGAGGTGGTGCGTATATGCCACCGAATCAATCACCTCATCGCGGAGCTGATCGGCGTACCATGATGCCCCAGCGGTAGGGAATGCCGTGTTGTGCTCCCGTTGGCCTGCCTCGTACTTGGATCGGCCTGCGAGATACGCCTCGCCCCAGATTTCCTGCGAATCCTCTTCTGGGGTCATGTAGGCCACGGCTAGGGCCTCATGTCAAAGAAAGCAAAAGGTAGGGGGGAGGTTCAGGTCGCTCTGCCCACATGTCGCGGACAGCCCTCAATGCCTCCCCCGATTGATGCTGGGATAGGTATGCCATAAGGCACCGACTCCCGCGCTGGAACCGCCGAAGCGATCCCGTATCTCCTCCTACACGGAGCATGAGGCCCGCTTTGGTAGGTGAGATGAAGAAATCACCCTGCCGGGAGATTCCGAGACTGCTGGCGTGTCAATTTTCCGATATGGCGCTGGCATCGACATATCCAAAAAACGTGTCGATGTTTTGCATGTTTCGCGCCATGTGCTTAAAAATCGACGTTTTCTTTACGCGAGGGAAAAAGCCGATTCAATAGCCGTGATCCGGGCGAGCCAGCCAGCCTCAAACTTTTCATCCCGAGGCGTCCGGGCGATGATTTGGCGATATCGCGTGCGGCTTTTGGCAAGGAAAGCACGGGAAAGGTCATCCGCAGGGATCGACCATGCAGCGCGGACGGTTGCGGGGCCGATGACGCCATCTTCCTCGATCTTGCCACCATAGTCATTAATTGCGGATTGCAGCATGACCTCACAGCGTTCATCCCCCTGATTGGTTCCTTGGATAAAGAGAGCCGCGCCTACGGGGAAGGGTAGCTCACAAGAGCGAAGGCGATTCCATTCGGGTTCGTAAGCTGCAACGACGGCCTGTGGCGTTGGATCATCAAAAGGGAAATCGGGGTGGGATGCCTCGTCGATGCCAGCAAAGGTGCGTCCCCCCGAGTCACCGGGGACGCATTCCATCCGGATGGTGACCCCGTCCTCTTCAAAAGCGCATTCCAACGGCAGAAGCACCGACATCGCTTGCCGAAATCGTGAAGGGCAGGCCGCGATATTGGATGCCGCGATGATGTCGGCGATTTTCACGATGCAGGGGGTTGATTCCGCGATGCCAGCACATCTCCGCCGACCTCGATGCCCTTTTGGAGCGTCTTACCCGTGACCGCGATGCCAAAGATCGACTTCAGGAGATCAGCGACATTTTCGGGAAGATCAAAAGGCTTCCCGTGGAAATGTGACCAGAGGAAATACGAGGTGATTTCCAGCGTGGAAAGGCAGACGCAGGCCGAGGCCACCACCACGATCAGCCGGATGGCGGAATCAGGCGTCCCCTCCGAAAGGATCGACCTGAACCATGAGAGAAATCGTTCGATCATGGGATGAGGTGTGCCAGATTAGCGACGACGAGCCGCCCTATGGCATAGGCAAAAAGCAATGCAGCAGCATAAGCCGCAGCGACGCCGATGAGACCCCAAGGGAAGGGAAATTCCCGAAGCATAATTCCCCCGAACAGCGTTCCTGCCCATGCCGCAAAGGCGATGGCAAAAAGGATTAGCATCGAGTCACGTTCCTTGGCATTTTCTGTGGCCTCCTTGGCCTTTTCCTCTTCCTGCCGCATCAGGGTGGCATTGGCAAGGGTCAGGGTGGCATTCTCATTGCCAAGATCGGAAACCGTGGCTTGCGCCTTTTGGAGTTGCGCCTGCTGCTCGATGGCCCATGCGGTGATGTTTCGGAGTCCCTGTTGCTCTTGCGGCGTCAATGCAAAGCAAAAGGCACCTTGCATGAAGAAAACGGCCAGAATGCAAAACGTGGTTTTCATCAGTGGGATTGCAGGTATTGGCTTTCGGCTTCAATTTTCTGGGAAAGCGACATGGAAGAGGAAATCGCCGACTGGGCATTTACCTCATCCTGTGACGGGGCGACCGGATGCGTGGCGCATCCAGAAATGAAAAAACAGATCAGCGCGATCCGAGCGCAAATAAAAACGTGGCAAACATTTAGCCACCACCAGCGGACGCCAAGAATGAGGGCATCAATGAGATCGTTCACGCCATGAGGCGCGAGTCAAATCACTTGCGTAGGTTTTTCCAGATCGTGACTGCCGAGGCGCAAATGGAAAAGACCGCTGCCGTCAGGGAGACGCAGACCGCGATATCCTGAACTGCCGGGTGGGTTTCAAGAAGGGAAACCCCAAGAAAAGCCAGTGAGCACCCCGCCGATATTACTGACCCGGCAATGCCAGGGAAAACGTCGGCGGAGTGGTTCATGGGTGGATCTGATTACTTGCTGAAACGCAGGTTCAGGACTCCGGTGCCATCAGGCTGAACATTGATGGCGAGGGCCACCATGTTGCTGAGGTCAGGCTCGCTGGTGGGCAGCGAGAGGAGAGGCTGGAGTGCAACCTTAATGGCTGTGATGTCGGCAGCGGCCAGTTTGGCAGCGGCGGTGATGGGTTGGGTGGTAACGGCGATTGCCATGATGTGAGGTGGGTGATTCCCTTATGGTGTCCGTCATTCTTTCCAAATCGATGTTGGAAAAAGCGATGGGGTTGACTTTTAGGGGTTCAACAAGGAATCGGTGTCAATTTAAGCAATCTGAGTTCCGTTCCAATAAAGGTTGGTTCCGTCGGTTGTCAGGCCAGAAGATCCCGTGGTTGCCGCAAAAAGAGAAGTGGCGTTTAGATTGCCAGCATAATCAATCGTTACAGTTCCGTTTGCAAATTGAGCTTCTCCTTGGCCTGCATTATTAAATTGAATCCCTTCCTGCATGTAAAAAGCATTTGTGCAAAGAAGATTTCCGTAAGCGGTTAGATCACCTCCAGAAAATAGAGAATTTGCACTAAGGTTTCCGCTTGAATCAATAGTAACGCCACCATTGGAAAATGAAGCGGAACCGGTTCCTGCATCAAGATAAAATACTTCTGCACCTGCTGACGGAACTGGTGCGGCATTCCCACACACACCTCGAATTGAACCATATCCGCTGTGTCCACCGTCTATATAAATGCCACCATTCCCAGCGTTGCTGCCATTGGTTTGATAATTTCCAGCCATGAAATAGGCTTGACCATTGCTATCAACGCCAAAAACAGTTCCAGCGTTGTTTGGTGAAACTACTTCTAGGGAACCTTCAGCAAATAAATTGTTTATATAATCAAAGTGTCCTGCGGTGAGTGTTGAAGTATTAAAATTCCCGCTTCCGTCACTTGTAATTTGACCTGCATCAAGAGAAATAGAGTGACCCGTGCCTTGTTGGGTTCCATAAATGTACCAACCAATTCCACTTTGGATGGTAATGCCACCATTGGGGTCTAAATATCCTTGGCAATCACCGCCTCCCCATGCAATCGAATTTCCAGCAAAGAAATCTCCATTTGTGTTAAAACTAAAACCATAGCCATTGGCTGAAGGATCTGATGTTCCAAACCAAGCAGATCCATCAGAATTTAACTCAATGTTTGGAGAACCACCTCCGTCATTTGAATTTCCCCCAATTTGCAACGAATTAAGGTACCCATTGGATTCACGATCAAGCATGAGGGATCCGCTGTAACCATTAAATATATTTCCCAGTGAATCTATGATCGGGATATTTGTTGAATCTGTATTAGATGCATACAATGCATCAAAAACTATTTGGCTAATGTAAAAACCATCCCCGTTTGCATAATATGTCCCGATACTTCCAGCAGAACTTCCAATTCCATTAACAGAAAGATTTCCACTGCCATCAATCGTTGCGGCTCCATTGGCAAATGAAGCGGAGCCGGTTCCGCATTCTATCGACCATGTTGTGTGTGGGTTGAACCCATCGCTATCGTATTCTGTATTCCCACTTATTTCTCCAAATCCTCCTGTTCCTCCTCCAATATGGATTCCGTAATAAGCATCTTCCGATGCTCCCTCAAATGCCCCTGCGCCAAAAAACGCGGTTCCATCCGGATTGATATACCAAAGTGTTCCTGAACCGTCCCCTCCGGACAAATTAGAAAGAGTTCCATTTGTAGAAAAATTTCCGCTTGCGTCAATAGTAGCATTTTCATTGGCAAATGAAGCAGACCCATCAGAATTTAATGCCCCAGCCATTTCACCGAACTGCAATCCATTTGAAAAAATAGGGTCGCTCGTCGGATCAAAAACTGTTGTCACATATCCGGCGTCGTTGGTGAATTCGGAAATGTTGTCAGTCCGGTAGGCAAATCCCGCATCGTTGTTGGCCTGTGAAAGGTTCTGCCCGGAAATGCTTGTCAGATATCCCTGCGCCGTCACCCATGATTGGGTCGCATAGCTGGAAAGCGCCGTGGCAATCTGCGAGGCCACCGCACTGCTGGTGGTATAAACGGAAGAAAGAGCCGAAATGGCAGAAGAAAGTGACGCAGATGTGGCGTATTCGCTCAATGCGCTACTAATCGCCGAAGAAACCTGAGATGCTGTCTGGTAACCATAGGAGGTGATGGCGGATGTGACCTCCGAGGCCGTCTGATATCCGTAAGTTGCAATCTGAGAGGCCACCGCACTTGTGGTGGTATAGATCGAGGAAAGAGCCGCAATAGCGGTTGAGATCGAGCTAGAAAGAGTGGAAGGGCTGGTCGGGGTGTAGCCGAGTGCCGCAATGACGTTTGCCGAAGTCACTTCGGCATCGTTTCCAGCGGGGCCAGTAGCTCCGGTGGCTCCAGTGGGGCCAATTAAGGAAGAAACAGAAATCAGATTCGTCCATGCAGAATCCCCTTGATGCTGCCATTGGATATATCCACCCGAAACTTGAAGATTAACTGATTCACCATTGGTTCCATTTTGACCATTGGCTCCCGCTGCTCCCGTTGCTCCAGTAGCTCCGGTAGCTCCAATTAAAGAAGAAATGGAGATCAAATTTGTCCAAAAAGAATCGCCGACGTGTTGCCATTGGATATAGCCGTCCGAAACTTGCAAATTGACCGATGCACCAGGAGATCCCGAAGTTCCAGCCGGTCCTGTAGCTCCTTGTGGCCCTTGCGGGCCAACGCCCCCGCCTTGCACAACGGAGGTGATATTGGGGCCTGATGGCGTGATGACTACGTCAATCGTGTCGCTCATTATTCGGAATAATTAGGGGAAACGGTGACGGTTCCGACGACGACTTGAATAGGTTCGCCACCATTCGTGGTCACAAAGATGTCATGAAAAAACGTGGCGTCTGAGGGAAATGGAAGGGGCAGCGTAGCGGTTTGCACTCCAGTCAGGGAACGGGTAATGATCCCGGATGTCGCGGGGGATGAAATCGTGACAGTGAAAGAAGCCAGAATCCCATAGCCGAACGATGCAGGGCCGCGACGGATTTGGGAAATGACCGTGGCATCCGTCAAATCAATGGCAGACCCATCAGAGTGCGTCAGATTGATCGTGTCCTCATAGAACTGACCTTGGGTGATGGTGATGGGAACGGCCATGCCGTAGGTTTATTGTCAAAGAGGCACAAATTGCTGCTCTCTCTGACGCAAGTGACCAAAAAAAGCGGGATCCTGCTCGTGCCATGCGCGGTGATGGACGATTTTATCGCCACGGCGCTTGATATGGTCACAAACGACATGGGGGACGCAGGCAATACGGAGGCCTGCTGGCTTCCAGCGGGACCAGCATAGAAACAAATCTTGAGTCCCAGCCCCGGTATAGGCGTTGAAGTCGGCAAGTTGTAGGGCGCGACCAGAAAGCAGGGTACACCCTAGCCCGCACCAATCAGATGGCACGACGGCTCCGAGACCGATACCAGGATAAGCGTGCTCCATCCATCCACGGCGACGCCAGCCATGTTTTGCCGTGACTTCCCAGATATTCCCATCGGGGGGCGATTTCTTCACCCATTCGCGGAGCCGCCCCATGCGTTTCATTTCACGCTGAGAGTCAAGGGTCGATAGTCGAGGGTCGAGGGCTTTGATCCGTTTCTCCGTCTCATCGAGGAGGAGCTTCAGACGGGGCTTGAGCTTCCTCTCATTCGGCAGGAAGTCCTCGGCGATCTGGTGGCGATGGTCGCCGAATCCCCCGAGAAAGAGTCCGTTCGGATAGGTAGCGGCGGCGATGTGGTAGTACGGATCCCCCACGGCATCGGGCATCTGGAGCGTCCACTCTAGCACCCGGAGGGCATTAGCAGTCGGGATGGTGTCGCTCTCGACTGACCAACATTGATCCGACTTGATCCTCCGGGCAAATTCAAAAGCCGCTCCCTGGAGTCGGGCGATCCGGATCTGGGCTGCCTCCTTGTAGTCCTTGGCATCCTCGTCGATTGGGAGTCTTAGGGTTGTAATCTTCCACCCTTCGGGGAGGTGTCCTTTGGCGAACTCCTCGGCCTTTTTCGATTCCTCACTCTGATCGGTGGAAAAGATGAAATGCGCCTCGGCGTGGTGGCCTGCTGCGGTGGCGATGGCGCGGATCAACTGCGGCCATGCGTGGAGGTAGGAGCGCGTCGCAGCAGTGACAATGGATATCATGGGGATCGTTGCCCCATGAGAATTGTCAATTTAGCACAGATAGTAGGTGCCTGCAAATTCTCCTGATGTTGTGGTATATGCCACTGTGTCAGTGGAGTAAGTTGTTGGTGGATTGTATAAAAATGGACCAATCACGATATTCGCACCATCCGTGATGGAAAAGGTGGAGGAAAATGTAGAACCCACGGAAAAAGTTTCCGAAGTCGTTGAATCAGAAAAATTGGAAGTGATACCAAGGCGGCAATTTTGACCGGCGACCAGTGAGGCAGTCCATTCTTGACCCCCTGAAAGCGTCCATTTTTGTTGAGAAGAATCAAGGGTTGTTGCCTGAGAGCTTGCGGCTGTTGAATCAACTGAAAGAGTCATTGCAGAAGTTTTCCATTCAGTTCCAGTGCCATTAGTCGCAAAATCAGTGGTGGAATAGATGAGAATGGAACTATCTGATATTTTGAAAGTGTAGCTTTCCCCGTTACCAAATCTACCAGTTGTAAATTCGGTAAAACTAACAACATTCAATACTTCAGGATGGATGGAAGAACAGAGTGGAATGGCAGGATTGATTGATTGTCCAAACGTATCGGATAAATCATAAACTAAAAATGGATAATCTGAGATTCCGTAAGTTGTCCCAACAAAATCAATCCCGACGGTCACATAACCACCAAAATATATCGGTTTGTATCCAAGTGAGGAAATGGTAACCGTGGTTTCCGATTCCTCAATATATCCACCTTCCACATTAAAATCCGAATCAGAAGGAACAGTCACAACATAGTAAGAAGGAAACGATGTTGTTTTTGTCGTTAATAGAGATGACGAGTAGTCAAGTTCTGAAATCGTGCCAACGGAATGAGTTCCAACACATTCCGTGAATGTTCCGCAGAGTTTATAATTGCTTGCCCGCGTGGATGTGGGTTCATTCGCGCCTGAAAATAACTCAAATGTGCTGTTGGAAGTGACCACCGTAAAGGTTTCCAAACTATTACTGGAAGAAGAAGTGGATTTTGTACTGTAAGAATAGCTGGATGTGTTGCCGTTATTAAATGATGAGGAGCTTTTCGTCGTGGTGTAAAGATCCCAAGTGATATTTCCCTCCAGATTATAATTGGAAAGATAATCAGTGGAAGTGGTGGAAGGAGTAACAAATGAAACTGCAAAATCTAAATTTAAAGGCGCAAACTGATCCCCGTCCCAACTCACACTCCCGGAAGCACTATAGGTGGGTGCAGGGTCTGTATACGCTGTGTCGTGGACAATCGCAGTTTCTCCCTCACTCGTTGATAAAGATGTAACCGTCCCAAAGGGATTGGTAAAAGAGGCAGGCC